CCGCTCTGCAGGATACCTTTAGTGAAGTCCTCAGCCTTAGCATCAAAGCCCGGTCTAAACGGCTCATCTCTAGTTACCATAGATGTTAGATCATCTGCAGGTGTGCGCCCTAAAGTACTATCGTAGATATTAGAGAACTGCTGCATTGCATCATTATCACGCCAGATACGAGCAAAGGTTCCCTTATAGTAATCCTTAGCTTCAGCCGCTGCTTCTGCTAGTTCTGGATTATTGTTCTCGACATGCTTTAGCATATCCTCATCGATGAAGTTCACTACGTCTCTGTAGTATCCGCCGAGAAGAGGATCATTGTTATCAAATGCTGCAGATGCAAGCTTAGCAAACTCTGGTCGGATCTTGGTGTAGAAGAAACCAAAGTCAGCATTGTTTTGTGTTAGCCAATCTTCGAAGCGGTCCATTACCTCTTCTTCGGTTTCCAAGCGAGTGATCAACTCACCCTCTTCTTCAACTTGGATACGGCGAGGCTGGATCTGTGCCAGAAAGTTATCGTTCTTAGAAAACGCAAGACTTGCTTTACTGACATCCTCAGCTGGCATTTTAGAGAATAGTTTGTACACCTGTGCGGCATCTACCTCTCCGCCACGTACAGCTGCATAGAGCTGGTTCTTAGTGGTAACCATCTGAGCGTAGTTGTCCCAGCTAATCTATCGCGCTCACCTTCGATACCTTCTCGTACATAATTTACGGGGGCGTCCATAGCATCTTTAATGCCCTCGCCTCCACCAGAATTAACAGCACCCGCTCTAATACCTTGTGCGTTAGCAACAACCTTAGGATCATCTACTCCTCGGGCGATGGCACTCACGGTATCGAGAGTAAGACGCTTCTCCTCCATAAGATTGCTAAAGTCGTTAACTAGGAGATCTTTATTCTCTCGAATGATCTCAGTTAGATTTTGTACAATAACTCGAGCTTCGTCTTCTGTGGTCTCGGGAGTAATACGTGCCAGCTGACGAGATAACCGCTCGTATACAGCTTGCTCTAGACCTTTCTCGCCCCGCATCATTCTTACAAATGGTGCAATCACAAGGTCATTACCTAGGCGCAGAGTTTCCTTACCACCTTTACCTAAAGCGCTTAGGATACCTCCTGCTACCAAGCCCTCACTGAACGTATTCAGACGTTGTTCTAATAGCTGGTCAGCCTCTGTATCGCCAAGCTCAGCCATACCAGAGAACATTGTGCCTTCACCGAATAGGAAGTTGCCCTCCTCAGTACCAACTGTAGCAGTAGCTGCTATCTCGGCTGGAACGGCTGCGGCTGTGCCTCGAGCTACATTTCCTAGGAACTGTACGATACGAGGTGCGTTCTTTAATCCCTCGGCTACAAATTTAGTTCCTCTGTAGATTGCTCCCCCGGGAATAAATGCAGCACCCAGAGCGGGAACACCGTCTGCTAATAGAGAGTCAACGATACCATCACTCTTTACGCCAGCTCCCGATTGAGCAGCCTCTTGCTGAGCACTCTCGGTAATACCTAGTTTATCAGTGGCAACACCAACAAACTCCCTAGCATCATCTATAGATTCTGCCATGCCAAGGCCGATAGTCTGCAGTGTACCTACAGTAGCCCCGTCTTTTAGGCCAAACAGTCTACGCTGAGGTTTAGGAATACGATTACGCTCGCCTGTATTTGGATCTGTGTAGATGTAGACCTTATTCTGGTCCATGATAGATTCACTATCATTTTGCACTTCTACATCAGGGTTATCCTTTAGTTCTTCATAATAAGCTTGTGCTTCATCAAACGTCTCAAACTCATCATACATGCTTGTGCCGATATTAACGGTAGGCAGTAGGGCGTCTGTCTCTTCCTCAGTCTTTGCAAACGGGTTAATCAAACCTCCCGAGGGTGTAGGCTTCGTAAATGGATTTACTAGATCTGCCATGTGTTACTCCGTTGTCGGGAAGGTTTTTTCGTATTCGATGCGTAGAGCTTCGTCTGTAAGTAGAGCGGGATCCGCGTCTGGATTTGCTTCTTTCATCGCCTTTACGAACTCTTCGAAGGATGGAACTGCTGTCTCTGGTGTCTCTTCTTCGATCACTGTTGTCTGAGTGACTTCTGTAGATCCAGATGCTGCTAATTCTAGCTGTTGGCTCAAGGCTTCGTTACCTGCAAATTCCTCTGCTACAAGATCGCTAAACTTCTGTCCCATGCGTCCTGATAGAGCTGCGTCTCGATAATCCTGATCTCCTAGAAGACCATTCACGATACCTTTGCGGCGAGACTCCACTCCTACATTGTATCGGGATACTGCAATGTTGATTTTGCGTAGAGCACTCTGTGCCTTAACCTCTCCAAAGCCGATAGCTTGTAAGTTCAAGTTCAATTCTTTGTCTGACAAGCCTTGGCCTCGAGACTCGTTCAAACGAGCTAGGTCATACGCAGCCTGTAGCTGTCGAGCAAAGATATCTTTAGCGGGTCCGGTAAGGCCACGTAGGTTGCCAATGATCTCTACTTCGACTTCTTGATAAGAAGCACCACCTTCAACTAATGTTGTGAAGGTAGATCCTAGAGCCTCTAGCTGGTCGCCAGCGCCCTGAGCCCAGTTTAGGTATGAGTTATATGCAGCTGGGTTTTCTTGCGTAAGCTTACGAAGCTCGAGCAAGTTAGTCATACCTGCAACACCGTCCTCTACAATCTTAGAGGCATCCATGATTGGCTTGTTAAAGATCTTGATGAATTGAGAAGCATCATAATCAGGTGGCACAAGCTTACCTGTGTTGATATCTACAACTTCACTTGTACCCATGACGGTAGCTTTACCATTCGCACCAACTTGTACAGTGACAGGTGTTAAGCTCAGTGTTCCATCTTCCTGACGACGATAGAATGTCATAGGATCACGGTTAGCAGCTGCCTTCTGTGCCATTTGTTCTTGGGCACGTTGATCGAAACCTTTTAGTCGATCTTTTAGATCTAGAATGACTTCATTCTTCTCTTTCTCTCCGCCACGGAAACGATCATTACCCATGTTCTCGACAACAGCTAGAGCACCGAATACGTCTCCATCATTCTGCAGCCTGTTCTCTTCCAAGAAATCAGCGTAGTTAAAGATAGCTGCATCGCCAACCTTTGATTTGATACGAGCTTCGACTGCATCAACCATCTCACGTTGGGTTTCAGTAAGATCATAGCCCTCAGAATTAATACGAGCTTTTAGCAGCTCAAACTTATCGAGACCGTCTTGGTCATAGGTAAGTTTCCCAAGTTCCGCACCTACATCAAACGGCTTAGAAGCTGGTCGTGTCTCGACACCAGATGGCTCAGTAAATGTACCTGTCTCTAGGTCTGTAATTACTGCATCTAGTTCTTCGTCAGATGCGCTGCCGAAGCCTTCCCAGATACCTTTAAGAACACTACGCTTTTTATTCTGATCATCGCCAGCTGTCTTCAGCATATCGTTAGCGTACCAGACAAATAGAGCATCCTGTGTCTCTTGGTCGAACTTTGTTTCGCCAGTGATACCCAGCGCCTCAAAGCCTCCACGATCCTTGATGTCCTGTAGAGTGCTGCCTACAAATTGGTACTGACCCATGGGCGTTGTCGCCAGATTGTTCTTGGCAGCAAATGTTCCCTTAGGTGCATTTTCTTTGCCGTAGTTAAAGTAATCTGACCCGGGAGCCGAGAACTCTAGAACCTCATCCATACTCATAGTCGAGACACGGACATCTGAGAATTGGTTAGTCTGCGATTGGTTCAATAGAGCATCATATCCTCCAGAACCACTCTCTTTCTCAGAGAATAGAGCAGCTGTACTATCTGTAGCCATTGGAGATAATGGACCCATAATCTCTAGACGATCTTCTGTAGATAGCTTTTCTAGACGATCCGTAGCCTGTCCAACATTACCTTCATAGGAAGCGATAACACTGTAGGTATAATCAACCGCTGCCTTAGAGTTCGGGTTGTCAGGGAAGATCTGAGCAGCAAGTGTCTCGGCACGTTGTCGCCATAGCTTATCTTCCTCAGCTTTCTCGGTAGCTTTCTCGAGAGCCTTGGCTTCCGCTTTTAGCTTAGTCTCTTTCTCTTTAGCTTTCATTGGAACGTATACAGATGCGAAACCTTCGGCTAGGGCAGCAAAGGCTCCTCCGTCAGACTTCTCATAAGCACCGGATGCAAGATTGCTTCTTACTCTAGCCTTCCAACTCATCTGGAGCCTCCTCTTCTGTCATACCAAGCATTGCGCTCTGTTCTTCTTCAGGAGCTGCTTCAATGTCTTCTCCAGTGGGCATCCCCATCAAGCCTTCGCTTTCCTGCTCTACAGGCGCGTCTGGAGCCTCTGAGGGCATCATCTCAGCATCAACCTCATCCTGCTCCTGCATATTCATGATTAGCTGGAGCTGAGTAGGCGTGTAGACGATCTCATCATCAGGCTCTGCGCCCATCTCGTATTTAAGATCATGACGCTTAGCAAAGATCTCGATTGCTCGGGCTACTGGCCCTGCAACTACGAGTGCCATATCAATGTGTAGCTTGCCTCGAGACACAGACTGCAGAAGCATCGCGCTAGTGATTGTAGCAACTGGCATTTCCATCTCTAGCATCGAGTATACTAGGGATACGCCCGAGACAGTCTCTAGGCGCCCTAGCATGTGTTCTACGGCTTCGTTATAGGTCTCGATATCCGCTGGTCGGTGCCAAGGATAATTACGGGTGTCTGAGGTGTAGTTTGCCCCGGGGATAGGTGCTCTAGGTATCTGCATCTTCATCCTCCTCTTCGGTAGGCTCAACCTCTAGTTCAGCTTCTAGCTCTTCGAAATATTCAGGGGTGTAGATTATCTCTTCCCCAGTCTCTTCAATCATCTTAGTGGGCAACTTCCCGTCCAAGAATGACGTTATGCTGCGCTTTACTGCATCACCAAACTTCATTGGATCTTCCCATAATTAACCATCAAGTATCCGTGATCACCTTGGACCACAGCTTCTGGATGAGTTTCCTGAATTTTCTGAGCGATCACACCGATTGGAGGATAATCATCTGCGCCGAGACGCTTAGCTTCCTCATTCCATGTCCATGTGTACATCTCTACGCCTGAGGGCAGAGTATCGAAATATTCGATGTTATCTTTGAGACGTTGGTCAGACGTAATAATAGCAGCACCAATTTGGCCAATAGCATTCCACATACCGCTGTTACCGCCGCCACCTTTAGATGCTGCAGCAATCTCGGCTGCTAGGATCTGTGCCTCTCGGTTTTGATCATTCTCCGCTGATTTCCAGATGTAGTCGAACATACTATCAATACGATCCCACAACTGGTTTTGACCCTCTTGCGAGATCCCCAGCATGTTCTTAACGTCTGTTGCTACGGCCTCGTACATCATACGAGTGTTCTCTAGCTCGACAGTCTGGCGCCACTTAGCGTTAGCCGTATCAATGTTGAACTGCATGTTGGCATAGAACTGCTGACGTTGGTTCTCCATATCAGCGTTAAATCTAGCTGCAGTATTCACCTCAGAGGTGTTGAACTGGTTCATGGAGTTAACTTGCGTAGCGTTAAACTGAGCAACCGTAGTTGATAGTTGGTCGTAAAACTTCTCAAAGTCATTCTGAGTTTCAGCTGTGAACAAGCGCTGGGCATTGATAGCTGCCTGATCTGTGAACAGAGCCTGTACCATAGATTGAGTATTGATAACCTCTGCCTGTTGGCGATTAGAGAGGTTAGTAAGATCCATCTGCAAGAATGCCTTGGCGTTATTAACCAAAGCTGCCTGACGTGCATCGAGATTAGCAACCTCAAACTGTGCCAGTACGTTAGCTTTGTTGATGATTGCTTGCTGACGATTATCTAGGTTCTTAACTGTTAGTGTTTGGAAGAAGGCTGCTTCTTTCTCGGCAACCCCTAATGTGGCTTCCATCATAGCGTTAGACATTGCAGCTGTAGCAGCTGATCCTGATACGCCCTTAAATGCCATCATTCGAGATACTTCACGAGATACGCCCTGCGCCCAAGGCGGAATCTTAGGATTACCGTTGGCATCCTTGAACTCATCAGAGATGATCTTCATCTGACCTAAAAGGGTAGCCTTAGCATCCGTGTAGTTTCCTTCACCTAGCCTTTGAGCAAGTAGCTTACCAGCAGGTGTTGAGGTATCGATGATATTAGAGATGTCTTGGTAGGCAAAGTCATTAAGAGCGTTACCTAGAACACCCTCACCTTTACCGATGCCCTCTACATCAATCTGGACATCATCTGGATTTACCAGCATCTCGTCTGTAACTTCACCTGTAGCCGCATCTACAGTTGTGGTTGGGCCACCCATCTTATCAGTGACAGTAGATGCTTTGTAGAAAGACGCAGTGCCTTTCCCGGGATCTGTGACTGTCTCAGTATTATCTACTGTCTCGGCATCATATCCAAACTCATCGTTTAAGCCATAATTAGGATTATTAGGATCGAGCTGCGTACCCTCGGCATCCACGCGGATCATAGTGATCAGATCCTGTATGGTCATGCCCTTACCTTTAAGGTAACCAGCTGGATCATCGATCATCGCTTGGATCTCTTCATTCGAAGTAGCGATACCTGCTTTCTCAGCAAAGGCTAGGATAGCATCTGCGTCTATGTCTGGGGAACTGCTCTCCGATCCTCCAGATGAACCTCCCGAAGCGCCTGACCCAGAGTTGCCGCCTCCTCCATCATTATCATTATTAGATGTAGGCGCGGGAGGAGGATTGTACTCTAGATTATTGTCGTTCTTAGCTGTGTTTTTTACACGATCTATAAACGAGTTATCATCGCCGCCAGTATTCGTGCCGCCAGCTGCTACATAATCCTCATTACTACCACTATAGAACTGATCTCCAGAGCCACCTTTGCCGCCTCCATCGAACATATCTGTGAAGCTATCAAATCCGAATATAGAGAGCTGAGTTCTATAGACCGTTTCCGCGCAACCGCTTAATAAGGCTGCTGCGATCATTAGTGGAAGGATCGTCTTCATGTTCTGCCATTGCCTTGTAGAAATCTGAGGCTTTCCGTGAAGCCTGTAACTCGTCGGCAAGAACCTTCTGCTTTTCGAGCTTCTTTCCATCTTTGCGCCCTAGGACGTATAGGATAGGTAGAAGAACTGCTAAGGCTGTAATGATGTATGTCTTGATCTTGCCGACGATAAACATCAGTGGACCCCTTCTTTGTGATCCTTAAATCGTGCATAGGCTGCTAGAGCGATGCCTCCGATTGCACATAGTAGAAAGATTGTCTTCATACTCTCTGAGTAAGGAACCAATGCTTCTATCTGCGGAGTAATCTCACCTAGAGCTGTAGCTGCCCCTGCAATACCCGCACCTGCCATAGTCTTTGATTTAGCTAAGGGCTTGGGCGCTGCGGCTTGTGGCTTCTGGGGCATCTCTGGACCGCCCTCGTCAGAAGGCAATCTTGCATCCCGGCTGAAGATAGCGGCCTCAGCTGAGCGACGACGAGTAAGGCCACGCAAAGGCTGAAGCTTACCATCCACACGCGCCTTGTTCCAACGCATGATTTGCTCAGGACACTCATCATATTTTCCAGCGTTAAGCCGCTTTAAGAGTGTGCTTGACTTGAAGTTACCTGCCCCCAAGTTGAATACGAAGCTTACCAGAGCATCGAACTGACCTTGGGTTAATGGGACTTCTACCAAGCGGTAGATGATCTTCTGATGCTCATGAATATCGTCTAGGAGTAGCTGCTCAGCCTCTGCCTTAGTGATCTTCATTCCAGAACGGATGCCTTTTGTACTTCCGTATCCAATCGTCCATTTACCAGCTGGGCAGCGATATGAATGGACTAGACCATCATCTTTAAGTTTATGTAAGCCTTCGAACCGTTTGATAAGCTCGATGCCGTCTTTTGACATTTCTGTGGGATGCATATTTACCTCGTTTGAGCGAAAGGAGACATGAATCCACCCTGAGGTACATTAGCTTTCATAGCCGGGCTTAGGTTGCCCATTGATGTATTGGCTCCAGCCATGTACGGAAGTTGAGCCAGTTGGTTAAGGCTCTTATTAATATTCATTACTTTATCGCCGATGGCTCGACCATTTACGTCGAAAGATCTCAGCAATAGGTTGCCGTTATCATCGATAGCTCGGGATATGCTGTTGCCATTAGCGTCTATCGAGTTGCGAATTAGGTTGCCCTGATCGTCAAAAGCATCACCGATCTGCTTAAACTCTTGACGGTTCTGTAAAGAGAGATCCCCTTGGGCAGCTGCCACACGAGCTATGTCACGGATCTGAGTATCCATCTTACCGTCTGCAGCATTGAACCCTAGGGCCATGGCGTTAGACTGATCACGGATCATATCTCTGCTTGCTGCGCTATCTGCCATCAAGCTTTCCTGTCCAGTCTCTACAGTATCCGTCAAACCAGATAGCTGACCTGTTAGAGATCTTTGGTACGTCTCTGCGTTAGCAAGCATTGTCTCGATGTCCATTTGGACTTTGCCAATTTCATTGCCTGATGCATCGAAGGTTGTCTCGATGATATTTCCCTGCTCGTCTAGCGCTCTAGAGATCTGGTTACCCTGAGCGTCTATAGAGTTCGCAATAAGATCGCCATTGGCATCAAAGCTGTCAGACAATGCTTGATATTGAGCTTTAGTGTTTGCGTCGAGATTCTCTCCCGTAGTTTCAAGCAAGCTCTTAACATTACCGATACGAGTTGAAAGGTTCTGTTGAGCAAGTTGCTCTGCGGCAGAAGCCTCTGAGAAGCCGCCTTCGACAGCGCCAGATAGAACCTCGAACCCTGCTGCTGTGCCTTCTCCAAGATCTCCCAAGCGTTTGCCGAGATTAGATTGACCTTGAGCTGTAGCCTGAGCGTAGTTTCCGATATCTTCACGAAGAGCAGTTGTAGCGTTA